TATGTTTGAAAAAATGAGCCCTATCATCAATTGATATATAAAGAAAATAATCGTCAGCACACATGGCTTATATAATGGATTTCGAAACATTCTTAACAGAAGCAATCGTTACCGTAAAAAGAAAATATACGGACTCACACCCCGCCCAAACTGCCTCTAATTATGCCCCTATCCGTGAAAGAATTTTGGCTTTCGTCAAAGAGAAAAAAACGGTTACTAAGGCACAAATTTATGAGTTTATCCGAGGGTTAAACGAGGGCTCACACCGAACGGCTTCCGTGAATTGGGTGCGCAGAAACGAACAATATTTTAATGTGGTGGAGAAACATGGGACTACTTATTATTCCCTATCTAAACTCGGTGAACGTGTTCACCATAAAATCAATAACCTATAAATGCCCGCTGTTTCCCAAGCCCAACAAAAACTAATGGCGCAAGCTTACCAAGTGAAGAAATTTCAATTGAGTGGGGGTGCTGACGGCATCGACCCAAAAGAATTGGACTCCGAGTATCGAAAACAGATTGTCGACCTATCCGATTCTATGTCTCAAGCCGAACTCAAAGATTTTGCAGAAACTAAAATTGGGGACTTACCCAAAAAGAAAGTAAAGGAAAATTTAACGGGGTTTTTGAGCGGGGGGCCGTTCCCTCAGTTTTATTCCTTTGCCTCTAATATTGCCCCCCAATTACCTTACGCCAATAGAGATAACAAAGACCCTTTAGTGAAAAAATTTATGCGCTTTATCGAAGATGAGAAAGAGGAATTAAAGGAAGCGGGGATTTCCTCCGTTCCCGTTCCACCAGGAGTGCCTGCTACGTTCAACAATACAAGTGGGGTGGGTAATGTAGCTCTCCCTACGGTGGGCAGTATGGGTTCGGGTGACCGTTTTGATAATCAGATAGACAATAAGGAAGATAAAATCGGGGTCATGTCTTATGATGATTATAAAAAATGGCTAATTCGTTGGAAAAACAAAAAAAGTAAAGAAAAATGAGTGCAGAAATCATACAAACATTAATCACAACGGTGGGTACTATATTAGTGGCTTTAATCACCGTAGTAGTTAAAACTAAATTAGATTATCGATTGGCTCAGAATAAAAAGAAAGTAGATGAGGCAATTAATGAAACGGATGCTTTTGAGATGTTAGCCATTCAAGAGTGGTTAAACAATTTCCGAATCAACTATGATTTTGAAAGAGCCTCTATCTTTCAGTTTCATAATGGGGGTAAGTTCTTCCATGGGAAAAGTATGAAAAAGTTTTCTATGACTTATGAATCAGTGGCTCCAGGTTACGAAAAGCTCAAAAGATTACAACAAAACATTTTAACCTCGGAATACCCCCAATGGGTAACTCGTATGCTTTCAGATAAATGTTTTATAACCGATACCCAAGATATGGATTATAAAGACCAAAAGGAATTAGAAAAATTGGGGGTTACTCAATTTGTTACTGTACCTATTTATTCTATCGAAAAACAATTAGTAGGTTTTATTGTTGGTCACAATATCGGAGATAAGGATAAGGATGTACTGACCTATCAAGAACAAATGATAGAGGATGCTAAGATACTATCGGGGTACGTGTCCCACCGTTAACTCGCCCTCTAAGTACTTAAAGTAATTTTACCCACCTTAAAGTACCTATACTTTTTATGCACAAAAAGAAAAAAAGGTTTTCCGATTGGCATTTTTTTTCTATTTTTTTAGGATTTAATTTTTGAGGAATTAAATCTTTTTTTTTTCTAAAAACTTTTAGGGGATTGTGTCATAAAAGATTCAAAAATCACATTTGATAAACAAACTGTATGATAATTGATATCGAGCAAGAAAAATCGGAATTATCTATTTCTTATTTCAATAAAGAGGGTGGGGTTTCGTTCAAGAATATCCGCATCCCCGAATCGGAAATGTTTAATTGGGAATATTGCCTTTCGGGGGAGAAATCACAACCCGAGGTGAAATCTTGGGATGACAAGCCCGTGAAGAAAAGGAGGGCTAAATACATCACTAATTTTAGAGTGATTGAATTTATCGAATCCTTGCCTATGGAAACAACCGCCGAGTTGTATGAATATCATACCCCGAAAAAATGGTTTTTGGATATCGAGGTAGAAATCGGGGAAGAGTGGCCGAAAGCTGAAACCGCCAAATATCCCGTCACGGCGATAGCCTTTTGTCGAGGGGAGCGAATGATTTGTATGGGACTGAAAGATTTAAGTGCCCAACAAATTCAAAGAATTGAGCAGCGGATGAACCAACACTTGGAGAAACAATTAAACGGTCTGAAAATGTCCTTTTCTTATTTGAAATTTTCAAGTGAGTATGATATGTTGGTTAGTTTTTTTCACAAAGCTATTTTAAAAATGCCTTTACTTACGGGTTGGAACTTTGTTCAATTCGACTGGCAGTATTTAGTCAACCGTTGTAAAAAGTTAGGAGTGGATACTCGCCCTTCCTCCCTATCGGGTAAACTTGTGGGTAAGAGTGAGTTTCCTATGCACCGTTTAGTTTTAGACTATTTGGATATTTACAAAAAATGGGATAAGGTGGTAGAAATCAAAGAAAATAATACTTTAGATTTTGTAGCCAATTCGGTGTTAGGGATTCAAAAAGTTAAGTATGATGGCTCACTCCAAGAACTATACAATAATGACTTCGAGTCTTACATTTTTTATAACGTAGTCGATACGAAATTGGTGGAGTTGATAGATGAAAAAATCAATACGATGCAAACCTTTTTAACTTTGGCTAATATCACAAAGGTGGAAATCAATCGAGCCTTTTCCCCTATTTATATGGCGGAGGCAGCGATGTGCCGAGAATGTTTAAACCGAAACAAGGTTATACCGAAAAAGGATAAAATCGAAAAAAAGAAAGGGAAGTATGAGGGTGCTTTTGTAGTTGACCCCAAAGCGGGTTTGTATGAATGGGTGGGGTCTTTGGACTTTGCCTCCCTATATCCTTTTATTATGCGCCAATGGAACATCTCGCCCGATTCTTATCTTAGACACATACGACCTGGTGAAACGGTCGACTTGGATAAAGAAATCCTCACCACCTCGGGGGCGGTCTTCAGCAAAAAAGAGGATTCCATTTTACGGACAGTCCTCACTGATTATTATAATCGAAGAAAACAAGCTAAGCGAGAATACGAGGCAATCGAAGCCGAAATTCAATATTTAGAACAACAATTAAATAGTTAAAAATGAGCACACAAGAATTAGATAAAAATGGGATTGAGGTAATTTTCTCATTACACGAATTAAAAGAACCAATTGGGTATATACCGTATCTTGATTACAATTTTGTACCGCCTACAACTACAGAAGAATTACTATCGGAAATCAGTATCACTGTTAAAAAGGAAAATATAGATTTTACGGACAGTGGAACAGACGTTAATGTGATTTCCATTGAAGGCAATACAGATGTAAGTGAGTCATTTATTGACATTATTGACAGTGACACTTTGAGCAAATTAAAACACAAATCCCTATTGGGCTACGTATCAAATCGAGCCATGAAGGATTTTTACAAAGTGGCACAGCTTAATTATGAAGCTGCGGAGCTTGAAATTGGGTTAACACCACCCCCGCCCGTGTGTGCTACAAAAACTGCAATCGAGACTAAAAAGAAACATGGTTTTTGGAGAAAACTATATTCAATGATTACTAATTTATTTGGCATAAAACAAAAACCCCATCCGCAGACTTTACCTTCACCTACTTTGAAATATAGAAGTGAATTGTTAGAAGAAACAATTAGGCAATTATTTGTGTATATCAACAAGATACGAAATTACACATTATCAAAAAACAGAATGGGCGGTGGTAACGCATTAGTTTGCTCGGTGGGGTTTGGGGCTATATTGTCGGACTGTTGGGGTTTCCATGCTAGAAAAATCGGATTGGTAGGTGATGTCTCCACTGATAGACCTTATCATATTGGGAGTATATTTAACACAAACATATATGTTGACCCGCATCTTAGATTTGATGATAATATAGTCACGCTATTTAATGATAGTCACGTTGAGCTTGAAAACAAAAATGGTTTACATTTATTATACTATTGGGAAAATAACAATAAATTAAAGTTTATCATAAAACAACTTGGGGTGTGTAAAAACGTACCAGTTGCAATACCAACGGGTATCAAAATAACTGAATTAATCTAAACCTGTCGATATATACTAACCATTAATCTATTTAAGTATGCAATTATTTGACAAAATTATAGAAAAATTAAAAAAGGGTACGGAACGACCTTATCTGATTAAAAGATTTGATTTTACGCTTGAAGATATACAAGACAATCCCGACCAAATAAAAAATATTATTGGTTATTTGGAATTCCACTTGGGAAAATGGGAGGATTTTGATATCTTGGCACAGATTGATTCCGAAACTATAAAACCCTACGTTTTATTGATTTTATACGTGGAAAAAGATTTGGCGAATCATTTAATCCCATTTGAACACACAATTTTATCAAAAATAAACCCAAAATAATGTCAGAAAAAATATTACAACCTAGCAATGCTCGATTTGTAACTTTCCCGATTATCCATCAAGATATTTGGGATTTTTATAAAGCCCACGAGGCGGCTATTTGGCACGCTGCGGAAATTGATTTAACGGATGATATCCGTGATTGGAAAACCTTAACGGATAATGAACGGTTTTTCGTTAAAAATATCTTAGCTTTTTTTGCGGCAAGTGATGGCATCGTTAATGAAAATTTAGCCTTGAATTTTTATAATGATGTGCAGTATCCCGAGGCTCGCTCCTTTTATGCGATGCAAATTTTTATGGAGAATGTGCATTCCGAAACGTATTCTCTTTTGATTGATACGTATATTTCCAATGCTAAGGAAAAGTTAGATTGCTTTAATGCTTTGGAAAAAATGCCTATCATTCAGAAAAAAGCTAATTGGGCTCTAGATTGGATTAACAATGGGTCATTTCAAGAAAAATTGGTGGCTTTTGCCGCCGTAGAGGGTTTGTTTTTCTCGGGTTCTTTCTGCTCCGTATTTTGGTTGAAATCTCGAGGGTTGATGTTAGGGCTATCCAAGGCAAATGCTCTAATTTTCAAGGATGAGAATTTACATTGTGATTTTGCTATTAATTTACTGAACCATCATATCGAACAACGCCCCTCGGCAGAAAGAATCCAAGAAATTCTACTCTCCGCATTAGAAATTGAAAAGGAATTTATAACCGAGTCCCTACCCGTATCTTTGATAGGGATGAATGCTAATTTAATGAAGCAGTATTTAGAGTTTGTGTTGGATGGTTTGTTCGTTAAATTAGGATTGCCGAAATATTTTGGGGTTGGTAACCCTTTCAAATTTATGGAGCAGATTGCTTTGGAAACCAAAACCAATTTCTTTGAGGCTAGGACGATTGAATACCAAAAAGCGAGAATTGGCGAGCCCCTTACATTCACAGAAGATTTTTAAAAAAAAGAAAAAAACAAATGTCATTAAAAATTGAAAAAAGAAACGGCGATGTGGTTTCATTTGCGCCACAAAAGATTCTAACCCGAATTAACAAGGCGAATAAAAATTTAAAAACCAATCCCGTTGAGATTTTTGCTAAGGTTATTACCTCAGTGCCCACCGAGGGTATGTTAAAAACAACGCAAATCGACACCTTAATTTCGGAGTTGGCGGCGGCGTACACGGGCAGTCATCACGATTATTCTAAATTGGCAGCAATTGTAGCTATCTCTTCGTATCACAAAGAAACCAAGAGTAGTTTTTCCGAAACGATGATAGATTTGGCAAGCGATGGTATCATCAACTCAAAGATGTTGAGTATTATCGAAAAATACGGGGCGGATAAAATAGATGCCGAGATAATCCACGAGAATGATTTTAATTTTGATTATTTTGCTTGGAAATCCTTAAAGGAAATGTATCTATTGCGAAAACCTACGGGGGTGGTAATAGAACGTCCTCAGCATATGTACATGAGGGTTGCTTTGTGGTTAACTCAAAGTTTTGAAGAGGCGATATCTTACTACAAGTCCTTATCGGCACAGCTAATCTCGCCCGCCACACCTATCATGATTAATGCCGCCACCAAGATTCCTCAGTTAGCCTCTTGTGTGTTGCATTATAATGACGGGGATTCTCGGGATGGTTTGTTAGGTACTATGCGAGATATTTCGGTATACTCTGCGGATGCAGCGGGTATTGGCTTGTGTCTGTCCAATATTAGAAGTAAGGAAAGTCGCCTATCTTCCTCGGGGGGTCATGCGGGGGGTTTATTGAAATACCTCAAAATAGTTAATGAGTCTTTGCGCTTTTTCAACCAACAAGGTCGCCGACCTGGTGTGGCGGCTATTTATATCGAGCCTTGGCATAAAGATATTTTTGATTTGTTGGATATCAAAAAACAAGCGGGCAAGGATGAACAAAGAGCCCGAGACCTATTCACTGCTTTATGGATTCCCGATAATTTTTTACAAGCCGTGGAAGCCGATAGTGATTGGTACTTATTCTGTCCGAACGATATTTTAAAAGCGGGTATCAAACCATTACAAGAGTGTTATGGGGCGGAATATGAAGTCAATTATCAGTTAGCCGTCGAGGCGGGCATTGGGGTTAAAATCAGAGCCCAAGAGCTTTGGAATAGTATTATTGAAGCCCAAATAGAAACGGGTGTGCCTTATTTGGCATCTAAAGATAATGCGAACCACAAAACCAACCACCAAAATATCGGAGTGTTGCGCCAATCTAATTTGTGTATTGAGGTATTCCAAGCCACGGATGAGGAAACCACAGCTATTTGTACTTTATCCTCTGTGGTATTGAAAAATTATATAGTGGGTGGTAAATTTGATTTTCTGTTATTATACCAAGAGGTACGAAAAGTGGTGCGAGCCTTGAATTTCGTCATCGATATCAACAACTACTCTACGGAAAAGGGAGAAAAGGGGGGTCGAGAACAAAGAGCTATTGGTATTGGGGTACAAGGGTTGGCAGATGTTTTTTATTTATTAGACACCATCTTTACCTCCCCCGAAGCTAAGGCGTTGAATAAAAAAATATTCGAAACCATCTATTTCGCCGCCCTTACTGAGAGTATGGAGTTATGTAAATCGGGGGCGTACCAACCTTACCATTATTTTACGGGGTCTCCGATATCTAAAGGGATTTTCCAATGGGATATGTGGGGGTTGACCGAAGGTGAAATGTCGGGAATGTGGGATTGGACTAGCCTCCGAATCGATATTATGGAATATGGGGTGGCGAACTCTTTGCTTACGGCACAGATGCCCGTGGCTAGTTCGGCAAAGATAACGGGTTCGTACGAAATGACTGAGCCCGCCCAATCGGCAATATTTAATCGCAGTGTTATTGGTGGGGAGATTACAATTGTTAATAAGTATTTGATAAATGACTTTGAGAAACTTGGAATTTGGACTGAGGATTTGAAAGATGAAATTATTTTAAATGACGGTTCAATTCAAAACATCAATTTCAATCGCTACTTAGACCCCGAAGACCGAAAATACGAAATCAAAGTTAAAAGAATTGAACACTTGATTCAAAAATATCGAACCATTTGGGAAATTTCCCAAAGAGAATTGATTGATATGGCGGCGGAGAGAGGACCGTACATCGACCAATCTCAGTCCATGAATATCTACATAGCCAACCCTACTCTTTCCAAACTCTCCTCGGCACATTTTTACTCTTGGAGGCGAGGTTTGAAAACCCTATCCTATTACTTTAAAGGCAAGGCTATCTCTACGGGGGCGAAACATTTGGGAATTGATGTTAGTAAATTCGATAAGCCGAAAGAGCCAGAGGTTATGCCACAGAAACCCAAAGATTCACCTTTTGATTGTTTCGGGTGTTCCTCATAAGGTTTCTCTATAAAGGAAAGTCTGTTTTTCGGGCTTTCCTTTTTTTCTAAAACTAATAAGGTATATGCGCATATAAAATAAAAAAAAGTTTTAGTATGGCAGTTCAGATAAGTGCTAATCATATGGTTTCTATCATATACCCAAAGGGTGTTTCTTTCACTTGGGGGGATATCCACGAGCAAGTTGGGAATAAAATAGAACCCCTATGTTTTGACCATTTTTGGTTGATATATGACGAAATGGGTCATGCCAAGAAAAAACCATTAAATCAAATAGCCTCTTTGGTTTTTGGTGTTCCTTTATATGGGGAGGTGATTACTATTCCCACACAACAAATGCCCGATGATTGGGAAGTTTCGGATTTGATTCGTTCGGATTATCAGATAGAGGATATCGATAATGGGGTTTTGTTAACTATCCAAAAAGCTATTGATTATCAAAGAAAGGTTAATCAAGGTCAAGAACCTGTGGTGGCATTAGAGGAGTGGATTTACGACCCCGATGGAGAGGTGCAAACCAAGGGAGATATTGATTTGTTTTATTCAAGCGTGTATGACTTTATTGTGGAAAACCCTCACAAATTTCATCAAAAAAATATTATATTTTCCGATATGTTCTTGGAGATAAAATTACCCCACAACCAAGCTCAGATTAGTATTGTGCGTAAAATGATTAAACATTTTGAAGAGTTGGAGATTTATGAGAAATGTTTGGTATTGAAAAAAGATTTTATCGAACAAAACATATCGAATGTCTAAAGAGAAAAATACGACTAAAAAATCAGCTCACAATTCTAAAGAGATTGTGGCTTTGAGTGATTTTGAGCATTGTTTACTGCGACCCACTATGTATGTGGGTTCTGTGGATTTGAGTGAGGAGAAAGTTCATATCATAGAAAAGGGTCAATTGATAGAAAAAAACAAAACCCTTTCTGTGGGGTTCTATAAAATGCTCAATGAAATTGTGGATAATGCTTTCGATGAAGCCAAACGTTTAAACGGGGCAATGTCAAGAATTACGGTATCCATCAACAGCCAAACGGGTGAGGTTATGGTACAAGATACGGGGAACGGTTTTATTCACGCTGAAAAGAAAAACCCCAAAACTGGGATTTCAAACGTGGAAACTGCGGTTTCTATTTTACGAGCGGGTTCTAATTTTCACAACAACCAATCCGAGGAAAGCTTAATCGGAATGAATGGGGTGGGTGCTGCCTTAGTGAATATGCTTTCGGACGAATTTGAAATCCATACGGTGAATCCAAATGTGTCCTATCAAATTGGTTGGCATCAATTCCAAAAAAAGAAAGAAGAAATAACTAAACGCAATCGCCTACCTTTGGGTACGACGGTACGCTTCAAGCACCGAGCCGATATTTTTGCAGAGAGTACTTGGGATAAGGAGTATCTTTATTCCATGTTTGTGTTTCGTAATTTTCTAAAAAAGAAAGACCCCGTACTGAATAACCTAAAATTAGAGTTTTTTTTCGATGGGGTGAAAATGGATTTGGATATCGATTTTATCCCATCGGGGGCTTTTATGCTATCAAGTCCGATTGGGGTTCTTTGGATGTGGTCGAAGTTTGAAAACAGCTCAAGTGTGTCGTTCATCAATGGGACTAACTGTACGGGCATTCATCAAAAAATTGTCTTGGATTGGGTTAACGATATATTCAAGTTTCCCACGGCACACCATTTTTATGAAACTATGTTGGTGTTGAACCTACCCCCCTCTTTACTGAAATTTGCCGACCAAAACAAAACTCGATATGCGGTGAAAAAAACGGAAATCCAAGAGGTGCTTCAGAAAAACTTCAAATCCTCTTTGAGTCACAAACTTCCCGTGTCTGATTTTTACCACGCCGTACAGAAAAGTATCGAAGCTCACACTCGTGATGCCGAGTTGAAAACTATCAAAAATAAGAAAAAGGCAGCTCAAAAGAAAATTAGTGCTAAATATTTTCCACCCACCCAAAGTAAAGGAACATTATTTTTGGTGGAGGGGTTGAGTGCTATGGCATCAGTGCTCCAAAAAAGAGACCCTAGGGTGGATGGGGTGTACTCTTTAAAGGGTAAGATTAAAAATGCTAGGGTTTTGAGTGACTTGTCGAGTAACGAAGAAATTATCGACTTGATGCAAATATTAAACTTAGAGCCTAAGGACGGGAGTAAGTGTAGTTTTGCTCATATTGTCATAGCCACCGACCCCGACCCCGATGGTTTGGGGCACATTGCCTCTTTGATAATTAATTTATTTTATCGGTGGTTTCCCCAAGTAATTGATAGTGGTAAATTGAGTATTCTTTCCTTGCCCTTAATCACCGCTGATGTGGGCACAAAAAGGCGTTATTTTTATTCCATGGAAGAATGGTCACAATTTGCCCCTAAACCAAACCAAGCCAAAAATATTAGATATTTAAAGGGGTTGGGTTCTCTGAGTTTAGTGGATTGGGCTTATGTGATGGGGGAGCGAAAGACCTTTAAAATCCAAAACGATAAAAATGCCGCCCATTCTATGGATATTGCCTTTGGTATTTCTTCCGAGAAGCGAAAAAAATGGTTGGAAGAGGGTTAAATTAAAATGATATATAAGAAAAGAATAAAAAAATTGTATCAAAATGGAAAAGGAATTACTTGTAAATATTATCCAAATGCAAGGGCAGTTGAAGCTCTTACATTGGCAAACCGAATCCTATGCCGAGCATAATGCTTTTGAGCTAACTTATGAGTCATTGGGTGAGTTATTCGACCAATTGATTGAGGTTTATAGTGGAAAATACCAAAGACCTAAAGTTGGGGGCATGAAAGATGTCAGTTTTGCGGATTATAATACCATCAACATAACGGCATTTATTGACGGAATGTCCGATTTTATCAGCGATGCCTTTATGTCGGAAAAGGATAGCGAGTTAGCCAATATTCGAGATGAGATTCAAGCGGCTTTGATGAAATTGAAATACCTCTTGACCTTAAAATAAGGTGTGTTCTTTAAAATATGGGACTACAAAAATTTATAGCAACTACAATACACGAATACTTGAAAGAGCAGCAAGTATTAAATGAAGGACAGTACCATCCCGAAAACATAAAAGCCTATTACGAGGCATTGTGTAAAGCGGAGGGGGTGAAGCCATTGCCTGTTAAATTTGAATCAGTTGGTTATGGGGGTGCAAAAACATCTTATAATAGTTTAACCATGAAGCCCTCGTATATATCCTTTGATGTGGGTAGGATGACAGACCCAGAGTTTGCCATAATTCACGAACTGACTCATCAAATAAAATTAGAAACTGAGGGTGATGCTTACATCGGTAAAAGAGACCAATTGGCAAAATTTAAAAAATTAGAAAATAAATTAATAGACAAATACGTCTATTCTGATTTTTCTAAAATTTTACATGAAAAATAAAAAATAAGACACATGAGTTACATTAAACTATTCGAGGATTTTATGGACAATAACACTATAAAATCAATTGCCTCTATGACGGGATTGCGACCAACTGCCGTAGAAACCTTTCTCCAAGAACATGATTTGGATGCCAATCAAGTACTCCAAACTATTGGACGTTATAAATTAAACCTCCAATTCCCTACCCTCATCAGCGGAGATAAAAGCAAAAAGGCTTGGCAAAAAGAGTTTGCGGATTTTATGGAAAAATACCAATCAGCTTACATGAAGTAAGCAGTGTGTGGGGATTCCCCCCCCTCTAAAAAAACAATTACTATGAAACACGTTTTAAACTTTGGAGATTTTTTAAGCGAGGGTTTGTCCAAAATCAACCCAGGTAAAAAAATAATCACGGCTGGCTTGGCAGGCTCGCCCACAGCCGCATCCTATGTTAAGGCGGCACAATCGGCTTTGGAAAAAATGGCTAAGATAGCCGAGGGTCTTAAAAAGGCTCGGAAGAAAAAAGATAAAGAGGGTGTTGTTAAATTAAAAGAGGCGAAAAAGGCATTAATTGAAAAATTAGTGGAGTTGAAGAAGCAAGCTAAGGGAAAATACGGCGAGGAGATGAAAAAAATCAAAGCCGAAGCCAAACAGAGTGCTGCTAAAAAAGCTCCACAAGTGAAACAAAAATTCGACATGGCGATTAAAAATCAAGAGGATGAGTCGGAAAAGGAGAGTCCAAAAATGGACACCGAAAAGATGAAAGCGGAAATGGATAAAATTAAAGAGGATATGGAGCAAATGTGGGATGACCACAAAGCCGCTGAGGATAAATCTCGTGAAGAGTTTGAGAAGGAGATGGAAAAGGAGGGGTTTAGTTATCAAGATTACACTGGCGATAACGGTTGGGGGTCACAATTTGGCACTGACAAATATGAGGCTTGGCAAGAAGAATGGGCGGATAAGGGGGGTGAGGTCTCAAATAAAATAGACGCATTAGCTGCTAAATATGAAGAATTAGAAAAACAAATCGAGGAAGCGGAGGGAAAAAATGAATCATATGTGTGGGAGGCGGTAGATAGGTTATTAGAATTTGATGCACAAGCGTTTGCTGATAAGGCAAAAGAAAAAACCGAAAAGAGAGAGGAAACCCTTCAAAAATTTCAAGATAAAAAATCCGAAGAGGGTGGGGATGATGAGGTTGATAAAAAGATTAAATCGGTTGAGTCAAAAATGAAGCGTTATCAAAGTATGAGTGATGACGAGCAAGGTAGTAGAAAGGGTCAAGAGTTGATGGGCGAAATCGAAGATGGTATGGAAGCGGTAAAAGATATGGGGGGTAGCGTTGATTGGCCAGAAAAAGAAGATGCGGGTGGGGATGATGAAGAGGAAGAGGGTGATTATGAAAAAGAAAAGCGATTAAAAAAGGAAATCGAGGAACTCAAAAAGAAAATGACAGAGTACCAACAAGACGACGACTTTGAGGATAGTGTGTACGATAAAATGACAGATAAGTTAGAAAAATTAAAAGATGAGTTGAGTAATATTGGTGAAAGTAATAGCAAATATGTATTTTCATTTGGACAGTATATTGCTAAATAGCTCATTAAAAAAACAATTACTATGAAACACATCCAAACATTTGAAAGCTTCTTAAATGAAAGTAAAAATTGGACGCAGTTAAAGGGGCGAGATGTGTTTGATGTGTTTGAGCTAACAACATTAACTCAAGTTGAGGACGAGGTGCAAATACTTATTGAAGATGGTGGAGTAGATGCCCATATTTCATATAACAACCCAGGTGCGGAAAATATGATATACGTGGCTCGAATTGATGCCCAAGTTACGGGGTCGGGACATGGCTCTAAATTTATCGAAAAGCTCAAAAAGTTTGGAAAACTGAATGAGTTTGATGGTATTTTCTTGCATCAAGAATATGAAACTGAAAACCTAACCCGTTTTTACCGTAAGCACGGTTTTATTAAAAAAGCGGATGGGTTTCTGTATTTTTATTTCTGAGCCTTTCAAAAAAATGAATTCGGAACAAGTTAAAACTAATCAACACATGACCGAAAAATACCATATCAAAAATTTTACGGAGTGGGTTAATGAATCATTTAAAATGAGTTCAATAAAACGCCAAATGCCAATACCCGAAGAGGTGGAGCAAATGGCGCAGCTTTTCAAAAAGGCAAAATTTCGTTTGTTGGTTGTGGGTGGTGCGGTTCGTGATTTTCTATCAAACAAAACACCCAAAGATTATGACTTGACCACTGATGCAACACCCGACCAAGTTGACCGTCTTTTACCAAAGGGATATAATACATTAGATATTGGTAAAAAACACAACGTTTCTTTTGTTATTGCACCAGACGGTGAGCAATATGAGATTGCCACATTTCGTGAGGATGTTGGTAAGGGTCGTCGCCCAGAGAGTGTAAGGAATGCTACCATTGAGGTGGACGCACTCCGCCGTGATTTAACCATCAATGCACTTTATTATGATATTGCGAATGATGAGTTTATTGACTTGGTGGGTGGTATGGAAGATATCAAAAACCAAAGGGTTCGAACGGTGGGTGACCCGATTGAACGTTTTGATGAAGACCCACTGCGAAAACTGCGAGCCATTCGATTTGCCCATGTGATTGGGGGTCATATGGATGTCCATGCGGAGACCGCAATCTTAAATGATAACTCCCTATCGGGCGTATCAGCCGAACGAATCAGAGATGAGTTTAAAAGTGGAATCATCAAATCAAAATCGGCAGATAAATATGTCAAAGATTTAATTAAGTATGGGTTTTTGGATAAAGTCCTACCTGGGTTTGCACTTAATGTCGAGATAATCAATTCGAAAAACCCATTAGCACATATTGCCTTTTGGTTAAAAAACATCGACCTTAACGAAAGGGTGAAATTATCACTCAAACTTTTAGGGTACGAGAAAAAGGATGTTGCGATGATTGACTTCATTCATGCACTTATTAATTTTGATGCTCAAAACCCGATTGAATTGGTAAAAAAACGAATGATTGCCGATGCCACATTTGTGGATATTAATGACATATCCAATATCATACCATTACAATCGAACACAATAAAGGGCATTTTTGACTATGCTTTAGAGATTCGAGGGAATGACCCTCGTTTACAAGGCTTGCGAGGCAAGGAACTCGGGGATGAAATTAAACGACTCGAAATTGAAAATTTTATTCAGAAATACGGTCGTTAAATGTTTTGTAAAATCACACGGTTGGGAATTTTGGGTTAAAAAATTGGGTAGGTAAACTTTTAAAAAGTTTTTTATAATGACCAAATTCAGACCATTAAATAAAAAAACAATTAGTGATATGAAACGGATTAAAGGATTTGGCGAATGGTTAAGTGAAGGTGTCAATTATGATTCAGGTATATTATATCATGGAACTGGTAACAAGTTTACTGGTTTTAATGACAAAGCCCCAATATTTTTTGTAGATGACCTTAGTGTTGCAAGAACTTATGGTAATATTATAGTTAAGGCAAAACTTAATATGGACAATCCGATTGAGTTAGATTTTGCTGGTAAATCAACATATTATTTTTATGATAAGTGGTATTTGCCCTCGGATTTAGCAAATGCGATTAGAGGCATTGCTCGTGATATGGAAAAACGTTATTCGTTAGATGATGACTTACTAGAATATTTGCAAAGTCTAGATTTTAGTCCTTTGTATGGTGATTTAGATGGAATTATAATGAGGAATATTAGTGATACTGGGAGTGGGATGTTTTCAACACATAAACCCGCAACCAATTATGTTGTTTTTGATAGAGACCGTATCAAAATTATTAAATAAACAAAAGTGATATGAAAAGTTTTCAAGACTGGTTAGCGGATAATGTCAACGAAAGTGTTGGTAATCTTTGGTGGCATGGTTCAACGGATACTGGTTTCTTTGGAAGCCGAGGAATTCATATTGGGACCAAGTTATCTGCAACACAAGCCCTACAAGCAAGAATTGGAGTCCCTGCGGTTGGCGAATGGGATGGTCAAACCGAATACGGAAAAACGCTTTTAGCGGGTCGAGTTTCCCTGGCGAGATTGGAAAAAGAAAAGGGTTATTATTTAACAACGGGTTATAATGCGGGACGGGAAGTTCCCGACGAGGACTACTATCCTGGTGACCGCAAGGAAAAAGCGGTTTATTCAGATGGAGTTGTTGTTGGATTGCGGACGAAACCAAACGTCTTTGCGGTGGCGATAACTGGACCAATGACAAATACTCCTCATACGCCTCATACTGATAGTCGAGCAAATAGTTTAATCATTCGACAATTAAAAGCTGGGAATGCAAAGAGCGGATATTATTACAGAAATGAAGGCGAGGATGTAGGGTCGATTTCAGCGGTTGTTCCAAGCGGTGATTGGTTGAAGATAGTCTAGGCTGAAACTAGTTTTCCGAGTAAATTACGCTAGGTTTATTGGGCGACCCCATAAAACCCAATTCCCTTAAAATTCATATCTCGAAACCCGTATCGATAAAACTTTGAGGTATTTTTTTCATATAACAAAAAAAGGAAAAAATGTCAAAAACCTCAACCTTATCTATTTCTCAACATATTGACCGAAATTTTCGGAACTATGCCCTATATGTTTTGGAACATAGGGGCATCCCCTCGTTTGACGATGCTCTCACCAATGTACAAAGATTTATTTTAATGAACACCTCCACCCAATTTCAAAAAACAATTGCTGTGGTGGGTTCTTGTATTTCTGATGGATATCATCATGGGGACGCTTCCTTGGTAGGGGCTATCAATAAATTAGCTCGCCCTTATGGGAACAGTTTATCCCTACTGGAGGGAGATGGTTTTTTCGGTTCTTCCGTGGATGGAACGGCATCAGCGGCTCGATACACCTCGGTGAAAATTCACCCCAAAGTTTCCGAAATAATCAAAAAGAATCATTTCCTAAATGCCAAAAATGATAATGATGGTTGGAATCCCTTATGGTTAGATGCCCCGATTGGCTTGACCACTATGATTGTGGGTATTGGTGTGGGGTATAAAACTACTATCCTACCTCGAAAGTTGGAAGATATTCAAAAATACTTAGAGGGAAAAATCAAAGAGGTGAAGCCCCATTTCCAAGGATTTTCGGGGAAGGTAAATCGCCACCAAGGTTTGGATAGGTCTTGGCTCATCTCGGGCTGTGTCGAGACCCAAGAAAAAAACAAAACCATTAAAATATTGGATTTACCCCCTTTAATGAAATATACCCATTTTCTTAAAAAGCTACAACAGATTATGGGGGCGTTTCCTAATAGTTCGTGGGTGAACCAATCTTCGGAAAAGGTCGAAATTCTAATTCAACACAAAGGTTCGGTGGCGGAATGGGAAGAGTTAAAGATGCGAGTGAATAAAGCCACCCAATTAGTCGTGACCGAAATCTTAGTGTTTGTAAAAAATGGGGCGGTTATTAATTATAATCGAGTCGAGGATTATTTGGATGATTATCAATACCGCATAGCTCATTTGCGATTGGCTAAAATTATGTACCAAATTCGAGTAGATACCGAAGAATTAGAATACCAACGCTGCAAAAAAGAATATTTGAAATTCATGTTGGATTGTACCACTTGGCGACCCCAAGCCGAAATTGATGCCTACCTACAAAAAATAACCAATAAAGAACCTATCCGAAAAAGATTGAATAACATTCCATTAAGAGCCATGTCTCAAGACGAGTATCATAAAATAGGACAAACTATTCTTGGTTTGGAGCAAGGTCTAGGGCAATTAGAGATACTGCGACAACAAGCCGAGCAAATTGTTCATCAATCTACCGACCCTACTCTATCTAAATCCTCCATAAACTCGAAAAACTTATTCCAATCTCTGTTGACCGTCGAAGACCCCGAGGAGATTGATGGGGTAGAATATTTTAATTTGGACGAAGAATTTGACCTATAAAAACCTTTACCCAAAACTTGCATATCAAATACAAATTACACATATTAAATTATTTCTCACACTAAATTTATTGTTACATCATGAACTTTAAAATTCAATCCACCAATGAGTTGGTGACCTTCTTGAAACGCTTTCAATCCATCTCAAACACGTTGTTGTTAGAAATAGATGGTGATTGTCTCAAAGCTAAAACCCACACCCCCGAAAAGAGTGTTGTAAAATATTCTAAAATCGATTTGAATTTGATTTTCGAATATGATGCGGATGATATTTCGGATACTATTATGATTGGTATCTATTCATTGGATAAGCTCATTAAGGCATTCTCCCATTTCACAAGCAACGAAGTAACCATGCGTATCGAAACCGAAAACGTAGATGGTCAAAATGTCGGGGTGGAGATTATTCTCAAAAGTCCCGAGTTGGAAATCACTTTCCCTTGCGCAAGCCTCCGATTGTTTACTCACATTTCCGATGACTTGATGCATAAAATAGCCAACACAGATGCCGCAGAGGTGGATTTTGTTTTGACTAAAGACATTCAGTCTAAAATTGCCTCTTTGGGTACTATTGACTCCGACCAAAAAATCCTCACCTTTCAATTAAACAAAGGGGTATTATCGGCTCGAGGCAAATCCTATAATTATAATTTGTGTCAAGTAGATAATACTAAGGTAAAATTATCCACCTCGGTGTATAAAAACCAATTCGCCTTTTTGGATAAGGAGGATGCGAAAACCTTCATCTCCGATGACCGTTTGATTTTCCACTCTTTGGAAACCAATACGATTTTGACATTAGGAAAGGTAGAATAAAAAAACAAAAATGGATTTACAATATTCAAAACTTGATATAAGTTCGGCAAGTCGAGAGGATATTAAAGCGGAAATCGAAAGGTTGACTACTTTGATGAACATCAAGAAAAATGAGGAACAAGCGATTAAAATCTTTATCAACAGTTGTTATGGGGCGACCGCATCCGCTTACTTTGTAGGTTTTAATATTAAAGTAGCTGAGGCAATCACCCTCCAAGGTCAAGAACTAATTAAGTTTGTTCAGAGTATTATGAATCGATATTTTTTAGAGTTTTGGCATCGAGATAAAGAGCTACATCAAAAATTGGGTTTAACTCGAGTAGCTAGAGTTATGAATGATGTATCAGTTTATGGGGATACGGATTCTGTTGCTGCTGATTCAATTATACGAACTGAAATTGGTGATTTAACAATTGAATCAATTTTCAATTCAGGTACACATGAATCAGCAGTTACACCGTATGGGCACGAATCTGTGACTATTGACTATAAAATACTCAATTGGGATGAAACTTCGAACAGCTTGTATTACGGATTACCAACTCGTGTTTTTCGACATAAAGTTAAAAAACCAAGATATAAATTATCAACAGCAGATGGTAAAATAGTTTATGTTACTGGGGACCATTCATTAATTATTTGGAGAAACAATGAAAAAATGGTTATTACTGCAAAAGAAGTAATCCCAGGTGATAAAGTGATGGTTATTAGTTAAAATGTAATTTTTTAGTATCTCCATACAGATATATAAATAAAAAAAATATGGAGACACATGGAAAAAATTGAATCATTTGTTAAAGACTTAAACTTACCTAAGTGTATTACTTGTTTCGGTGAAATTATTTATTATAATACTAAAATTGTTAATGGAAAATTACATGGAAAAAGTGCTTTAACTACAAAAACTACTGGCCATACTTTAAAAGTCTGTGAAAAATGTCTGTCTAACAAATTCCCAGAATATGAACTTAAAAACAAAGGTAGAGTTTTCAACTTGATGAACGAGATAACTAAATATGCCTTTCAAATAGAAGATGATATTTATAAACAAAAAAGGGATTCATTTGTAAAAAATACAGTTGAAACGTTTAAGGAAAAATACGGTTCTGATTGGGAAATTCATTGGAACAAATACAGAAAAAAGCAATCTCACTCTAATAGTTTTGAATATAAATCAAACAAGTATGGTATATCCAAAACAGATTTTGATGAGTTTAATAAATCACGTGCAGTAACAAAACGTAACTTGACAAAAAAATATGGAGAAGTAGAGGGCATCAATCGTTTTAACGATTATAAACAAAAACAAAAGAAAACCAAATCATTTGAATATATGGTTAATAAATTTGGTTATGAAGCAGCAAAATCTATAAATCAATCTAAAGCGCATATACTTGAAAATTACATTTTCAAATACGGTGAAACTGAAGGCACGATTAACTATGAAAAGTATTGGTCAAAACAGAAAACATATCATTCTAAATTAGCAAATAAATTTTTTACTGAATTAGATAAACATTTTGATGGATATACAACATATTTTGCGGGTAAAAACAAAGAATATGGTGTTAATTTAGGTAATCGTTATGTTTTTATTGATTATTATATTTTGGAATTAAATGTTGGTGTAGAATATAATGGTGACCTTTTCCATGCAAACCCATTACTGTACAGTGAAACTGATATTATACCAATTGTTAATAAATCAGCAAGTGAAATTTGGTTACTTGACAATGAAAAAAAATCAGAACTTTTAAACAAAAGAGGCGTACAAATTATAACAGTATGGGAATACGAACATACTAAATCTAGAGAACCATTTAACTTTTTAAACCTAAAAAATAAAATTATTAATGAATCAAAAATTTGTTGAAGTTACAGCGTGTGAACCAGATGGGTATTTTGATGATGAGTTTGTTTACGACATTGAAATGCCAGAAAATCACTCGTTTATTGCAAATGATATATTAGTTCATAATTCTGTTTATGTAACCTTCCAAGAGGTTGTCCATGGCTGTGATTGGTCGGATGAGCCACAAAAACTGATACATCAAATTTATAAATTAAGGTTACGAGAATACTTAGATAGAAACTTTGCTAAATTTTCCGAGAAATCGGGAACGACCAATATTCAAAATTTGGAGTTCGAAACTTTATCCTATTCGGCAATTTTCTTGAAAAAGAAAAAATATGTGATGGACAAGGCTTGGAAAACGGGCAAGGGTGATGGTCTTTTCTATAAACCCCAAAGTAAAATCGATGCTAAAGGTGTGGAAACTGTACAAAGCTCCACCCCCGCTTTTGCTCGAAAAAAACTTAAAGAATTGATTATTATCTTATTCCAAGAAAGGAATAAATTAGACCTCAAAAAATTTGTTCAACGCCTCAAGAAAGAGAAAGAGGAGTTTATGTTGGGGGGTATTGAAACCATTTCCATGTCCTCAAGTCTTAGTGATTACGAAAAGGGTATCGCTAACGACCGAGATGCGTTAGTAATAAATATGAACTGCCCCATCCATGTTCGAGCAGCTGGACACTATAATTATTTAGTACACAATTCCAAGTGGAAAAATAAATACGAGTTGATTAAATCGGGGGATAAAATTCGATATTACTATGCAAAAACTAAGGGGTCGATGGAACAGAATATTTTTGGTTATCTGCCAGGGAATTTTCCTATGGAATTAGCCCCCGATGTGGATTATGATGTTCAGTTTTCTAAGTGTTTAGTTGAACCTATTAACCGATTTTTAAATGCTATGGGTATGCCATCCATACCCGAAGAACTTTTTGTCCGAACGGCACTTTTTTAAAAAAAACAAATACTATGGCAAAAGAATTTTCTTTTTCAGAATTGGATAGTGTGCTATCCAAAATCAACCCCAAGGGTTCAATTATTACGGAAAATACTTTCTCGAAAATTGAAGAATATATCGATACGGGAAATTACCTTTTGAACGCCCAGTTGACGGGGTCTCTGTTTGGTGGAATTCCCAACTCTCGTTCGATTTGCTTCGCTGGAGAGTCGGGAACGGGTAAGACCTTCCTCACTTTAAATGCGTGTCGAGAGGCACAAAAAATGGGCTATAACATTATCTATTGCGATTCGGAGGCTGCGGTTGATGAGGATATTATGAGGAACTTTGGTATTAATCCCGAAAAGGTTCGTTACCAACCCGTGGCAACCTCATCTGAGGTTCGACATTTTGTCGCTAATTTATGCGAAACGCTGCGAAAAACAAAAGAAAAGGGGGTAGCATTACCAAAAATTATGTTGGTTTTGGACTCTCTAGGAAATTTGGCAACCACGAAAGAAAAAACCGATGCTTCGAGTGGGAGCGAGAAAAAGGATATGACCAAACAACAAGACCTCCGCTCTCTTTTTCGGGTCATTACTACGGACTTGGCGGAATTTAAAATCCCGTTCATTTTCACCAACCACACTTATGCTTCAATCGGGTCTTATATCCCAGGTCAGACTATTAGTGGTGGGGGTGGTGCTATCTATAACGCCTCTATTATTTTACAATTCAGTAAAGCCCAACTGAAAGAGGATGGGACGAATAAATCGGGCATTATCGTCACGTCCAAACCTGCGAAAAATAGATTTGCCCAACCAATACCTATTAAATTTCATATTAGTTTCCTTCGAGGTATGAATCGTTTCGTGGGGTTAGAGGAGTATATGAATTGGGAAACTTGTGGCATTCAAAGGGGTAAATTATTAACGGAAAAAGAGTTTGGGAAGAAGACCCCATCCGAACAAGCCGAAATAGCCAAAACTCGCTTTACCGTTGCTCGAGGGGGTGGGGTCGAAGAGGTGTTATATTTCGAGGGCAAAGAAACCGCTCGAACTATAGCGGTTCGACATTTGGCAGATACCATTAAACCAAATGAGTTGTTCACAACTAAGGTTGTCACCCAAGAGGTTTTGCGAGAACTTGATGAGAATATTATTAAGAAAACATTCATGCTTCCAAACATCAATGATTTGAGCGAATTGGAAGACGTGGATATCGAAAATATTTTGGAAGATGTTGATTAATACAAACAAATTACCTATCAAATATTTACTCAATATCTATCAAGAACTACCCAATTATCCAACGCATATCGATTTGTGTTATGCGTTGGTTTTTGTCTTAGAGGAGGCGAACCGACTGAGTAAAGATTTTACGGCTAAACAAATTTGGGGTGGGATGAAACATCACTTTACTGACATAGAAGACTTGGTGGTTTTTTTGGACGAGTTAACAAATCCCGTAGATGCTTCCACCTCGGTTCAGTTAGAAAAAAAGAAAGATGGGTTTCGATTGATTTCCACGCCTTGGGGATAAACTATTTCACATAACTTGCATATAATAGTCATGACAGCACCACACTTAGAAAAAATATTTTATCATTATCTGATGGCAAACAAAGAGCTGTTAGATATTGTCAAGCCTCGCTTTTTTGACTCTCCCGATATTCGTAAATTGTACGAAATTTCCGTCGAGTTTACCCACAAATACACCCAAGTACCCACATCGGCTCAGTGTATCGAAATAGCTAAAATGCAAGAATTGGGCGAGGAACTCACCGCCCCCAAGATTGAAATGGTCTTTGAAACTCACCTATCAGAATATGATGCTAATTGGGTGACCGAAACCGTACAATCTTGGATTGAGTTTAAGAATTTGGATATTTCGGTGATGGATTTGATATCCTACTTGAAAAACACCAAAATCAATGCTGAGAACATCAAAGATGTTGTCCAAACCGCCAAATCTATCATCACTGATAGAAATAATATCCAATTCGGGTTTGATGAGGGTTTGGATTTTTTCAACCCCGATAGTCACGAACAACCCACATCGGATACTTTCTCTACGGGCTACCCTTATCTTGACTTAGTTTTAGGCGGCGGGTGGTATAATAAAGCTCTTTTTTGTTTTATCGGGGAAATGAAAATTGGAAAGTGTGCCGCATCTGATACTAAAATTAAAATCCGAAATAAAAAAACGGGTTTGGTTGAAGAGATAGAAATTGGGGCTTTCCATAAAAGGTTCATTCCTTAATAATTTGTATAAATTTTATTAACAAAACTAATTAATTTTTTAGTCATATAAATTAAAAACTATATTATGCAAATAGGGTTTGTTCAAAAAACAGAAGAAGATAGACCATTCAAAAAATTTGTAGAAACATTTACGTTTGGGGATGGCTCTGAAATATTTGAGGTTTATACGGATAGTGGGTGGGTTGATATTAAATCCGTGGGTAAAACTGTAGAATATGAAATTTGGGAAATTAGGACTAAAAACTACACCCTTAAATGTGCAGATACGCATATTGTTTATAAATGCTTGTTGGGGGTGAATCAGTATGTGGAAATTTTTACAAATGAACTTGAAGAGGGTGATTTCATATTAACCGAATCTGGTTTAGAGGAAGTAATCTGTATTACCCAAACAGGCAATTTTGATAATATGTACGATTTACAACTTTCAGACGAGAATAGACGTTTTTATACAAATGGCATATTGAGTCATAACTCTATTTGGTTAGCCAATGTCGCCACCAACTCGGTTAGGTTGGGTTATAACACGGCAGTCATCTCCTTAGAAATGCGAGACCGCAAAGTTGTCAAACGTTTAGGGGCGAATATGTTGGGGGTGAGTATGCGAGAATATGGGGATTTTGCTCGGGATAAATTAGCCCTTAAGAAAAAATTGTCGGGTATCGGTTATAGTAACTTACAAACACCTGGTCGGCTGTACATTAAAGAGTTCCCCACCTCCTCAGCGGGTGTGCCCGACATAGAAATGTGGTTGCGAAAAATGGAGGAAATGAAGGGAATGAAATTTAAAGTAGTGGTGTTGGATTATATCAATATTCTGAAAAATTGGAGAAATCCAAATAGTGAGAATATGTATATGAAAATTAAACAAATCGCCGAGGATTTGCGAGCCATGGCGATGCGAAACGAATGGGCAATTATTACGGCAACTCAAGTCAATAGACAAGGTTTTGGCTCTACCGATTTAAATATTACCAATATTTCTGAGTCTTCGGGATTGGGGCATACGGTGGATGCCATGTTTGGTATCATTCAAGATGAAATTATGCACGCCAATCGAGAATATATGTTAAAATTATTAGCCAATCGAGATGACGGATATAAAAATTCTCGAAAAAAGTTTCTAATTGATTATGATTATATGACCATATCCGAAGACCCCGATTCACAAATCATTAACGAATAACGAATGCAAGAAGATAAAATTTTTAACAACAGCTTTAATCGGGGCGATATTGATTATGAGTTATTTGGCGAGGTTCGAGTCATTCAAGACACCACGAGTGATTTATATGAAGAGTACATCGATAATCAGCTACAAGAAGACCTCTATCATATTTATCGGTCATCCCCCTATTGTGGTGATTTTGAAAAAACTCGCAAAAACAGTAAATCCATTTTAGCGGAAATCTATTACTATTTCGACGACCGATTGGATACGGTAGATATGACTATGGTTGAACGTTTTATCGCCATCGCCGAATTCATGACCGCCCCTTATGATGTTCTTTTCAATGAATTGGGTTCGGCATACCAAGACCGTATCATTCGAGAATTGGATGGTAAGTATAATATCTTTGCCAAGAAAAACATCAAAAGACTTTTTTAATGAGCGTACTGAATATAGATGCCCGAAGGGCTTGGCTGATTTCTGATACCCATTTTGGGGTTCGGAATAACTCTAAAGAGTGGATGGAGATTATGGAGGATTATTTTTTTCATTTTCTCATCCCTTTGATTCGTTCCGAGTATCGACCAGGTGATATTTTGATTCATTGTGGGGATACTTTTGATTCTCGCCAAGCTATCAACTTGTATGTGATGAACCGAGGAATGGAAATCATTGAGGCTTTGGCAGAGGTTTTGCCCGTGTATATCATTATTGGTAATCATGATATTTTTATGAAGCATACCAATGAGATTAACTCTATGAAATTGTTCAAGCATACTCGAAATGTTGTTGTTTTTGAAAAACCTCAATTGGTTCGTTTTGGACAAACTACGGGTATGTTCTTGCCTTGGATAGAGTCGGCGAGTGAGTTGAGGGAGTTTGTTCAAAACCCCCAAAATCAAGCTGATTTACTTTTTTGTCATACGGATGTTCGGGGTATTTCCTTTAACCGAACGGTGAAAGTGGAGGAGGGGAACGAACCCGAAGTTTTCACCAACTATAAACAAGTATACTCGGGTCATATTCATTATGCTCAGAAGCATAAAAATATTCGTATGTTGGGGTCGCCCTATCAACTAACTCGTTCCGATGCGGGCAACCCGAAATCTGTTTGGTTGGTGGATTTGGAAACCTTGGAGGAGCAATCCTGGGTCAACACCCACTCCCCCAAATTTTTACGATATCGTTTGGAGTGGCTGTTAGAACAAAATTTGGAAACCATTCAGAAAATGTTTCATAATAATTTTGTAGACATCCACATCACCACCCAATGGTCTTTGAAATTCCCATTCTCTGTTTTTTTAGAAAACATCACGGGATATCGTAAAATAAACCACGTTATCTTAACGGAAGATGGTGAGGAAAAAAACCTCGATGAGGAGGATGGTGATATGGAAGCACCCGATTCTATATCTATTGTAAATTTAATCGAGACTTATATCCAAGATTTGGTATACACCACGGGAATTAAAGAGCGTTTAACCAAAACTAGTTTGGCTTTGTATCACGAGACTCTTCGAGATATGGAAAAAAACAACGAAATGATAATTAACTAAATTATGAAAATACGGTCGATTAGTTTTAAAAATTTTGCCTCTTATGGTAATCGTTGGCAAACCATTAATTTCGATGACCAACAAGGGGATTTTTATATTGTGCTAGGGGAAAACGGGGCGGGTAAAAGTTCCATTTCAGATGCCATCAAATTTGGCTTATATGGAAAGTTGGATGCTAAGAAATTAGCCCACATCGCCAATCGTTTCAACAAACACGCCCATATCAAAATAGAGTTGGAAAAGAATGATACGGAAAAGATAACTATTGAGCGGGGGGTTGCCCCCAATTTTTTTAAATTATTTATTAATGGTGTAGAATACCAACAAGCGGGGAAGAAAAATGTCCAAACTTTTTTGGAAGATGAGATACTTGGTATTCCTTACTATATTTTTAATAACATGATATCGCTATCTATAAATGACTTTAAAAGTTTTATGGATATGAGTCCGAGCGATAAAAGAAATATCATCGACCGTATTTTTGGTTTAGAGCTTATTACCCACATACGAGCTAAGGTTAAGTCTATAATCAAAGAATTTAAAGAGGGGGTCGAGGAACTTACCACAGAGATAAATGTATTGGGTCGAAACATCGAGGCATCGACCTTGGAATTAGAAGCACTAAGTGCCAAACTGCAAGAATCGGCGGAGGGCAAAAAGGAAGATTTGTTGGATAAGATTGGAAAAATAGAGGGTTTTCTTAAAAGTGCCGAGCAGCACTTAAACAAACTATCCGATGCCGAATCCGAATTAAAGGGGCTTATTGATTCTTGGCGACAAAAAGAAAATAATCTTCAATATGAAAATAAAAATCGCAACACTAAGATAAAATTACTTCAAAGCGGTCAGTGCCCCACTTGTGAAACCAATTTAAGTACTGATTATCACAAAGATTTACTCCAAAGTTATTTGGAAAAAGACCTTGAGGTGGTGGCGGAGATGCAGAGTATTGCCGACCAGTTACAAGAATTAGGGGAGAAGCGAAAAAAATTGGTCGAGAGTAAAAGAGACATAGAGGGTAGGGTTAGTTCGGCACAGTTCCAAATTAGTGCCTCTAAACGGGATTTGAAACAACTATCCGAATCTAATAGTAAGGATGAGCAAACTACCGCTTTGCGAAATATTATTGAGAAATCGACTCTAAGTAAAAATGAAGTGCTTCAAAGGAAAGACCAAGAAACCAAAAAAGTCAATTTCTATGGTTTGGTGGATGAGATTTTTGGGGATAAGGGCATTAAGTTATTAGCCATCAAAAAAATATTGCCCTTGTTGAATTCGGAAATTAAAAAGGTACTCACGGCTTTGGGTTTAGAGTATCGAGTGACTTTCAATCAAGAGTTTGATGTGGATATTAAACATTTGGGTTATGAAATTGCGGTGGAGCAGCTTTCGACGGGGGAGCGGAAGAAAATGGATTTTGCCGTTTTGATTGCCTTGATGCGTATTTTGAAAATGAGGTTTTCGGGTATCAATCTCTTCTTCTTGGATGAGATTTTTTCTTCTATCGACATGACGGGTATCCATCATATCCTTAGCGTGCTCCATAAAACTTGTCGAGAGTCCAAATTAAATATTTTTGTGATAAACCATAGCCCCTTACCTATGGAGATTTTCGATTATCGAGTAGGGGTGCAAAAAAATAATGGGTTTTCAAACTTAGAGGTTGAAAAAATTATTTGATATATAGAATAATATGGGAGAATTTTTACACAAATACAATACCGATAATGTTCACTCACGAGCCGTGATTGTGGGTATAGTGAACTTATTAAACGATAAAATATTCTATGAGAATGTTTTGGGGGATGATAGTATCGATACTGTTTATGTTCCGTTTTTTTATAACATGGGTGGGGATGAAAGGTTCTTACAAGACTATTTTTTAAATTGGAATGACTGCATTCACCCAAAGTTTGATTGTGGGGAGTTTACTGGCAATTTTGCTGATGGGAACTATGATGTAATTCCCCGAGGTATTGTTACGCTGTCTTCCAAAACCATAGATACGGGTAAGATGACCCACCGTTTTGTACGGGGTAACTATGTAAAGGAGGTTAATGGGGTGTTGCAAACTTTTAGTGCCTTTTTAAATTCTATCCCTATTACTATGAGTTTCGAAATTAATATCGAAACGGATACTTATTTGGATGCTTTTAAAATTGAGCAAACTTTGGTTGAAACCTTTTATAAAAATCAAGTGTTTTCGGTCACCTACAAAGGATTTCGAGTACCGTGTCAAGCTGGGTTTTCGGAGGATTACGGGGTGGAAAAAACTTTTGAGTTTTCTTACCAAGATAACAACCAAACTACCCTTAAATTCAATATAGAGGTGGAGACTTACTTCCCCGTATTAGACCGCACCACGGAAATGAGCAATGCCAAAAGAATTGCGGGGTTCAATACCGTGGATATCTCTTCCGAGGAATACAACAAACCTCGTTTCACTTTCAATTCACCCAATTCGAATGAGAAATATTTTTCTAACGGGGTGTTGCCCATTTCTTGGGGCAATACTGGACCGATTCGTCGAATAAATCTATACTATCGTTTAGTTGGGGATACGGATTGGACTTTAATTGCTCGAAACCTAAGTAATGTAGGCAGCTATGATTGGCGAATACCTTTTTTTAACAGTAGTGGGGTGGTAATTCCAAATGAGGGACATCGAGCCATGGTTATTTCAGATACGGGTCAAAATGCCAAAGTTAGGGCTCTTATTGATGTTTTAGGCTCAGTAGATAAAATTGTGGTGTTGGAGCAAGGGTACGGATATACATCCACCGATATGATAGATGTGAACCTATTCCCCCTACCGACCACGATACCCCCAACTTATGTTCCACCCGTAGTACAAGCCACTATCAATAGCGGTGTTGTTTTTTCCGCCAACGTAGTGGACGGCGGCTCGGGATTTATACCCACACCCATCACTAAAATCGAATTAAAAATAGAGGATTCTAATAATGAATCGGTTTATTTAGTTTTGAGTGATGCGGCACAGTTTACGGGAAATGTGGACAACACCGTCCCAAATAACTTGATAACTAATATCAATCCAACGGTAGCATCTTTATTAGAGACATATCCCTTAATAGGTCAAAAAATTTCGGGGATAGGCATCCCACTTGGAAGTTTAATAACGGGTTATAACACCCCCCTAAATCAGTTGGAAATTAGTAATAATATTAATGCGATAAAAATAGATAGTGAATTCACCCTTTCGGCATCTAATGGGGTGTTATATATACAATAATAATGTCTTTTTTTCGAGAAAAAAAGTTTAATATATATAATAAATAGAAATCAACATAAAAAAATATTTCAAGAAATGAATTTCAAAAAACGCATCGAAGAACTCAAGGCAATATCTACAACCAATAGCGTAATCGATATTTGTAATGAGACCCTAACTAAATACAATGAATACGATATGAAAGCAGAACCCGCCACAATTAAAATGGTGGAGGCTGCCTTATCTGAAATTTTGATTGAAAAGCTAAAAGCTACCGAAGATAAAGGGGCTCATAATTTCATAGCAAATGAAATGTATATCCAATCACTTAATAATTTAAATTTAGGGGTTTCGGAAAGTATCGATAAGATAAAAGGTTCGGATTTAGTCAGCTACCCATCAGCGGCTTATCTGATAGAGAGCATCAACAACCTTCCAAACAAACACGAGTGGTCGGTCGTTGAGGTTTTGATTGAGAAGTTGAAGCCATTTAATTGGCATTCCACGGTTAACGAATGTATTTCATCATTGACGGAGTCTTTCCGAAAATACGAATTGGATATCAGACTATATGGGGCGTTACAAAACTCAATTGCCGAAAACAACCCTTTTGTAGAAAAGGTTAAGTCGGCTATTTTTGAATACTTGACTGCGAGAACTGAGGATAATAAAAAATCATTGATGGAGTCTTTGGTTAAGTATAAATTTGATGCGGCAGTAAGTGGCTTTCATTCTGTTATGGAATCTGTGGATATGGGCGGCAAATACGCTTCTGAAAAATTATCCGAAAAAATAGAAACACATCAGAAAAAAGAAGCTCTAAAAAACACTACTAGCCTAAAACAGCGTATCTCTCATTTAATGGAATCTTCTAATTCTATTGAAGTGATGGCTATTTGTAACGAGGCGTTGAGTGCTTTACAAGGCTATGCCGACCGAGTTAGAATGGCACAACCACAAGAAATGATTGCGTTCGAATCTTCTATCCAAGAGGTATTGATTGAAAAGCTATCCCAATTAAAAGGCGAGGGCGTGGAAAGTTTCTTAATGGTGGAAACTCGTATTTATGAGTTTAATAATATGGGCGTACGTAAGGCTCTTTTAGAAATGAAAAACTCTGATTTAGCTAAACTACCTTCAACTATGTATTTGGTGGAAAGGCTTCAACAGTACACGGCAGTTCCCGAATGGATGAGCATCCATAATGTTTTGGAGGGCATCAAAACTTTACAATGGCACGATTTAGTGCAAGAAAAAATAAATATCCTTGAATTTAATGCTAAAAAATTCAAAGAGGATATCAACATCCATAAAGTATTACATGAGTCTAAAAACTCCAAATCTAATTTTATCCTATCGTCTATCGAGCCTTTGATAGTTGAGTACTTAAACAATAGAACTGCAACTAATCGCACGACACTCTTGGAGAAATTGGGCAATTTCACTTATGATGTGAATTTGAAAAATTTGTACAATGTTATTTTGGAATCGGAAAAAAGTTTCCAACTCAAAGCCGATTCGAATGATGTTACGGTGTCGAGAGTTTATTCACCCGTTATCATTAATGAAGCCACGGAAATATTTGCTATTCGAGGTAAGGTGTTCATTAAAGAGGGTGGGGATATCAGACCTTTATCAGAATCCGAGGTTACACAACTCCCCTCTAATTTTGTAGAGTTGTCTGCTATTTTATCTCAACCTAATATTTCGGTTTCCGAAAATTGCATCACCGTTTACAATAGAAACCAAAAGGCTGTCATTAATGAAAACCAAAATAATGAAGTGGTTATTAATATCAACGAAAAAATGGTATCCATGGATGAGTTTCGTCAAGTTTACTTAAAATCGGGTATTTTTAATAGCAATGATTTGGAAACCATTAAAATTGTTCAAAAAATAGTAGAAAATTGGCATACCATCTTTGAGATGGATTATGTCAAAACTATCACCCCGAACTTTGCTTCTAATCGTAAAATGGATATATTTAAGTTGGGTCATGAAATTTTTGTGAACCGTGAGGATTCTTTGATGCAAGAAAATATTTTCTATCCAAAATGTAATGCTACCCAAGCAAAACACATGGTAAAAGAGTTCACTAGTTACGATTTGGGGAACACCTTTACGGAAATGTTATCAGAGGAGTCTAAATATATTAAAATGTTTGAGGAGCGCAAGTCTCAATTATCAAGCGTGATTAATAAACTCCAATCCAAAAAGAATCAACTTTTGGATATCCAAGACCAAGACCTTAAAGAGTCCAATGAGGTTAAAGACTTGATTGCTATTTTGGAGGATGAAATCACTAAAGTTAAAGAAGAGTATTCCGTGGTTAATAGAGAGTATAAAAAATTTATACAAGTACAAGAAAGCGTTTCCACGGGTGATATGGTGGAGTATTTAAAAAAAAAGGCATAGTAACTGGTAGTAACGATGCAGACAATAGTGTCGTGATTAGATTCGATGACGGTACAACCTCCATAGCTAATTGTAATGACATTAAAATCATAAAAAAGGCGGAAAATAAAAGCAACCAAGAGGATGTTAAATTATCCGCCCAAAGTGATGGGGCTAATATTAGTGTCAAGGAGTCGGTAAAAAAAAACTTAAGAATTGACGAGTGGGGTGTTTATAATTCCGAACATGATTTAAAAAATAAAGTCAAGACGAAAGAAAACACCCCCGAAAAATTTAATAAGTTAGTGGATATGGTGGCTTCCAAAGTGGGGAGCATATCTGAAGACCTAAAAAATTTAGAAAACACCATAAAGAACGAAACTAATTTATCATTTGACTCTATAACTGTATGTATAGCTGAATTGGAAACCTACATAAAAGCCTTGAAAAGCGAGAGTAGTGTGGTGGGTCCAGGTTAAAAAATCTTTATAAATGGAAAAATCTAATCAAATAAAATACTTCGAACAGTTTTTAAACGAAAGTACCTATAATAAAAAATCTATACTCAATTTGATATTTTCAAAAAATGAAATTTCGGAATTAGTTAGGATAAAAGATGAGATGGTCAATAACCTCGCTAAGGGTTTAGACGTTGACCCATTTACATCCACAGACTACGACGATTTGGCAGATTTTGTTAAACAAACAATTCAGAAAAAGGGTATTAAAATAGAGGATTCGGAGGTGAAGATAGTTTTAGAGTTGATTGATATGAATATTATAATTTGATGGATATATACTCTTGAAATATTTAGATGTGACTAACCTCTAAAAAGACCGAAAAACAATTGGTGGACTCGATTAACAATAAAAAAATGACACATTACGTAAATGCTGATGACCTCAGAAGAGAAATTTCCCTCTCTAAAGAAAAGGGTGAACTAACTACGGAAGCCGTAAAAATGCTGAGAGCCATGGCTGATGGGGCATCTAAAAAATTAAAATACAAATACGAGGAAGACCGAGAGGATTGTATTGCTTTTGCTATGATGGATATCATCAAATATTGGAGGGGGTACGACCCAGAGAAATCTAAAAATGTTTTTGCTTATTATACCCAAATGATTAAAAACGGTTTCGGGAAAGGTTGGAAAAAATTGTACCCGAACGCCACCACCTCAAAAGTATCCTTAGACCACGAAAATTTGCATAACTTGTAGTTGCTTATGAGTAAAATTAAAGAAAACAAACCCACTTTAAAATCAAAGTATAAGCAAGGATATTATAAACTCAACAACACAGAAAAATATATAGGCGACCCCACGAAGATAATTTATCGCTCTTCGTGGGAGCATCGTTTTTGCTGCTATTGTGATTTATCACCCGATATTATTTGTTGGTCATCCGAGCCGATTGGGATTCCATACCGAACCCCTTTTGATAAACCCGAACACAAGGGGCATCTATATTATGTGGATTTTTTCATGCGAGTAAAAAAATCCGATGATGTGACTGTAGATTATATGGTGGAGGTGAAACCCGAATCGATATTAACCAAACCCAATCTCACGGGTCAGAAGCCCTCTATTCAACAGATAGCTGCCCATAATGACCAATTGAAAAAATGGATTATCAATAAATCTAAATTTGATGCTGCCAAAGAATATGCTCGGAAAATGGGTTATGTTTTTATTGTAGTGACTGAAAAATTTTTATACCAAAAAGGCGTATGAAAAGTCCACTGATTGCTTATAAGGAGGAAAAGGATAAATCCAAGCGGCGGAAAGAAACCGCTTTGTATTTTAATGAAAAATATTTCCGCAAGCCTTTCGAAGATGAATTCTTGGAAACGAGTGAACGGATTTTGGCTCGGAAGTTAAATTTCTTTTTGCCTGGTAGAATTTATACTTGGGTGTATGACCCAATTGGCGCAAAGAGTATGCCCTATTATGACAAAATGCCCTTGGTTTTAGTTCACGGACAATATGTTTCGGGGAATAAAAATAAAGTGGTACAAGGACTAAATTTAAATATGTTTCCCGAGTACACAAAGGTGGAGATTTTGGAAAATTTTTATAAAGTATTTGAAAGGGATATATACCGTGCAGAGGAAGCTATCGATAAAAATCAATTAGGGTCGCTAAACCGTGTTTGGCAGTATATGACTAATAGTAATTTTGTGTACACCCTATTTAACGAAAAGGCAGACATTGGATACCAATGGGGGGTGAGGAATTATATCATACCTAGAATCAAAAGTGCTATATTGGTAGAGTTAGAGGATTGGGAAAAAATACCATATTACATCCCCAAAGAAATAGAGGGTGCGGGTTTAGCATCCATTTGGAGTGATTACTTGACCAACAAAAAGAACTTGACGGAATATAATGTGGATGGAGATAAGGCAAGTCAGCAACGTAAAAAATATATACCACCAGGTGGGGGGTGAGTGCACCATTAAATAGTAATATCTTTTCTAAAATAAAAAATAATATAAATGGCAGGTTTTATAGACCGAGTAGGGGTGAATCCCATTTTTGGTCAACTATCAAAAAGTTTGAAAACCTTATCTAACTTGGGGATGCGCTACGATGATATGGTAGTTAAACAATCCCGAGCGGTGGGTGTTACTGAATCCGAGTTCGGTAATCAAGGTTATCTACCCGAAGAATTTTTATACTCCTTGGCACTCGCTGACGTGGGGCAGAAGAAATTCATTGCTTTTTTCGATAAGGATTATAAGGCTCGTAGGGGGTATTTAAGGAAGTTTGCAATGAACCCCGAAATAGAATTTATTGTGGATACTATTGCGGATGAGGCTATCGTTTTTAACGACTCTAATTTTTTTGCCGATATCGATACCACTAAATTAAAGGAAATCCTCTCCCCCGAAAACCAAAAGGAAATTGTGGCTGAGGTGAGTCAACAGTTTAAAAAAATCTATACCCATTTCCACTTTTCTGAGGGTCACGATGCTTGGGGGTATTTCCGCCAGTTGATGATAGACGGCTTCATCTCTTTTGAAATTATCTACGACCCCGATGGGAAAAATATAGTGGGTTTTAAAGAATTAGACCCCATTTCCCTACGCCCTGGTGTAGAAAAGGGCAGTGATGGCACATTTAAGAAAATTTGGGTACAGTACGAGGATGTTCCCTCAATGAAGAGAGTTCTCTTGGATTCGCAAGTGATTTATATCTCATACGCCAAAGGTAATTTTACTGGTAGGGTTAGTTATGTGGAAAGGATGGTTCGTTCGTTCAACTTACTAAGGATTATGGAAAATAGCCGTGTGATATGGAATACGATGAACTCCCAATTCCGAATGAAAATGGTCGTTCCGATTGGTACTAAATCCCCTCAACGTGCTAAGGAATCTTTGGCGGAAATGATTAACATTTATAAGGAGGATATTAACTTAGATTATGATTCGGGGGAATTGAGTATCAATGGCTCACCCTCGATGCAATTTTATAAAAACTACCTATTCCCAAGTAAAAATGGGGAATCCCCCGATATTGAGGTCTTGGCTAGTGATGGGTTTGATTTATCAGACACCGATGCCTTGAAATACTTCAAAGATAAGGTTAAAGAAGATTCGAAAATACCTTTCAGTCGCTTTGATAAAGAAAATGGGGGGAGTCAATTTAGCATCTCCGCTGATGGTATCGACCGTGAAGAAATTCGTTTCTTTAAATTCATTAATCGCCTTCGCTCGATATTTCAAGAAATCCTCCTTAAACCCCTCTTTATTCAAGTGGGTTTAATCTATCCCGAGTTAGCGGAGGATGAACTGATGAAAGCGTGTCTCTCTCTTCGATACAACAAAGACAATATCTTTGAGGAACTGAAAGAGATGCAGATTTTGGAGCAACGAGTCAATATCGCCAATACAATGATGGGTATCTATGACAAAAAGAAAGATGCCTCGGGTATGGATACCGATGTTCCAATCTTTGCACCTAAATTTGTAATTGAAAGATATATGAAACTTTCTGCCGACGATATTGCAGCAAACGAGCGAATGATGAAAGAAAAACAAGAACAAGATTTGGAGGATATGAAATTAGCTCAACAAATCCAAGCCGCTCAACAAGACATGGGTGGTGGAATGGGCTTCTAAAAAAAGAAAAACTTATGCGTGGATATATTTCTAACTGGCAACACTTTCTAAATGAACAAAATCAATATGTTGGTTATCGAAGCACGCATTCCAACCCTCAAGGTAAGTACGGGACATTTTATCATGTTCGAAAACCACCCCATAGTGTGCGAGAGGTGAAATTAAAGTTTCAAAACCCCTTGATTGTATCCGATAAAGATGTGTATAATTTCGAGGGGCTTTCTTTGGAGTATCTTTTTTGGAAATGGTTTCCCCATTTCGATTTACGGAGCGGGGCTCGCAAAGAGGGTATGGAAACGGGGGAGTTGATAGATAAAATGGTCACGAGTGAAGCTATCCGTAGGGGTCACGATGGAATCGTAATGGCGGATTTGGAAATTGTAGATTTGACTACCCATTCCGATTTCCCGAAATAAATACAACTCTTTTATTTTTTTTTGAAAAAAAACGAGGGTTATTATATGAGTTTCGGAAAAAAGTGTTAGATTTGTATGTAATTATACACCATACAAAATAGTAAGACCATGAAAAATAAAAATAATGGATATTTTGCCTCTTATGAAAATAATGGATGTTTTGTCTCTTATGAAATGGCATTAGAAATTGTATTTGGTAAAGCTACTCAATTTGCGCACCCAGCACCAAGCTTATCCAATTGCGTAGCGAACCAAAGGTAATTACTGGACACTATTAAAGCTATTAAGATGATTGTATTTCAATTTATTTTTGCAGTTATTTGGTTAGTTGCAGCAATAGTATTATTTATACTTTCTATTGAAAGCATTGTAAGTTCAAGAAAATAAAAATTACGATTATGAGATACATTTTATTTGGAATTGGCTTATTATGTTGGTTTGCTTTTGCATACGACATTGAAAATGATAGAGATTTTATGACTTGGATGTGGCTATTGACAAGCCAATTCTTCTTCGTAAATTCTTATGTGTGGTATAAACACGATATGAAGCAGAAAGGTAAGTAATTTTTATTACTTCTAACGGTCACAGATATATTCAGTTTTTAATTAAATAACAATAAAACTTAAATAAAATGGAAAAGGTAATTAAAGGTACAATCTTCGAATCATCAGATAAAAAATTGAATGTATTTGATGTTATGCGTGGTTATCCAAAGAAAAGTAATTTTGTAGAAAACACAATAAAATTAGCAAAGGAGCTTGGTTATAAAGTAACAATTAAATAGAATTACACATAACGGTTGGGTGTATGAGAAGGTTTGCTTGTGGGAACTTTCAAATTAACCACTACTGCTGATAGCAAACTTTCTTATACATCTTGTTACAAGCAAGCCTAAAAAACCGACAGTGCAACAATGAACAGACAGAAAAAACACCTCGACAGCCAACCCTTCGCAAAATTAAAAGAGGTGTTTTGCCAACGCACTAACCGACACAAAAACACCACATTTACTTTTACCCAACCGAACCCAAAGCCCACCCGCCACCCGACCAGTAGACGGTTCACAGTTTGACGACAACTTTGGAATATAAACGGCTTTAAAAAGCTACTTTTACAGACAGAAATTTAATAATCAAGAAATTCAAAATATGATTCTTTCAGACATACCCGAGAACTCCGAACTGTCCTCCTCACACACATGGAGAGAGGAATTCCTATCCACATTGGTGTAATACCACCAAAGGCTTTCGAGGCGTAAAAAACAAACTCATTATATGCGTATCAAAAAACCCAAATTCCAAATTTTTTGGAGGAAAAACCACAGTTGGTTTTGGATTCCTCGTATTACCAAATCAAAATTAATGTGGAAAGACAAATGGTCAACCCCTCGATGTGAAAGAGAGCCGCATTTTTATTTCGAATGGATGTGGTTTATTGTTTATGGGGTTTGGGGGTGTGACCGTTATTGGGAACAAAGGATATGGATTAAGGTGTATAACGAGGGGGATTACGAAAAAGCTAAATCGACCTGGCCTTGGTCTACGGGGAAAAACAACGAAAGTACTTGGAGGGATGAACTTACTAATCCGAAATCTAAACAAAAATGATTCTATTAGACGATGCGTCATATCCCGAAATTAACGCCGTTCGGATGTCTAGCGTTTCTTTAGATAGTTGTTTAGATTTTGGAGAACTTCAAAATATTCGAAAGCAGATACCGAGTTTAAATTTGGAATCCGCCACTATCTCAAATGAAATTCGTCAAGATATCCGAATGTGTAAAACCGCTTGGATACCTTATACCGATGAATGGGCTTGGTTATATGGTCGATTGTATGACATGGTTTTGTGGGTAAATGAAGAGGGTTATAAATTCGAGCCTTTGGATTTTACCGAACCCATTATGTATTGCGAGTGGTCAGATGGTGACCATTTTGATTGGCACGTTGATATCGGGGACGTGCATCCTTTTTCGAGCCGAAAATTGGCAGTCAGTGTTCAGTTATCGGAAAGTGATGACTATCGGGGCGGGGACTTAGAGTTTGCTGCCACACCCAACCCACAACATTGGTACACCGTGAGCCGAGCCGCTGGGAGCATCATCATCTATCCCGCCTACCTAACCCATCGAATACAACCCATTACTAGCGGAACTCGAAAATCTCTTGTTTTTTGGTTAGGTGGTGTGCCGTTTGTGTAAGCATAACGTTTTCTCGCTTTGCGAAGGCGAGGCTTAGAACCACAAAAATTATACAATATGAAAAAAGAAGATAGAATAAAAACAACAATTGGTTTAGGTATGACTGATGAAAGAGATTTCTTGGAAGGTAAAATTCTTTCAATTGATAATCAGAAATGTTTAGATGGTAGTGAGTTTGAAAAAATTATGATAAAACTTGATGATGGTAGAATTTTACCTTGTATCAGAGAAGAACTTGAATTAATAAATTCATAATTTTGTTTTTATTTCCTCTAACGGCATTCAGCTACCCGTCAGGGCAGGATTAAATAGCACAAACTTTCAAAATAGCAATACAGATGAAAATAGCACAAATGTTCAATAAACTACTGAACCCTGCCTTGAGGGTAGGTGATGTTAGCACTCGTTTTTCTCGTTCTAATTACGATAAAAGGCGTTTGCAACCACTTTACTTTACACAGGATTATTCAGTTAAAAACCAAGTATTATTTCTCAAAGGAGAAGAATATCCGCCTTATATGTACAATTATCAGAGAATGATTGATATGATGAATGAAGGTGTATTGTCCGAAAATGAGTGCTAACGTTTTCGGTATAGGCGCAGAACGGATTATTAACTAAAAAAATCAAATAAATGATACAAATAGGAACAATATTGGTTGCAAAAAATGAGTGTGAAATGAAGCGTAATGCAACAGGTAAGGCACTCATTATTGGAAAAGAGTATGAGGTGCATTATGTGAATGATACTGATTTAGTAATTGAGAGCGAGTTTGACAAAAATCATTTATTTGATTTGAATGAAAATGAACCGCAGTATTGGGGAAATTACTTTGATGTGAAGCAGTAGTTTTGCGCCTATACCGTGTTATGGCATCGTTTTAATGTGCCATAACGTCCGATGATAAACAATCGTTTTAATGTTGTTTATCATTTGTTATAAGTATGTAAAACAAAAATTATACAATATGAAAAAAGAAGTGAAAATAGAAGATTTTGTTAGCAAAGAAGAACTTGATGCTATGACAGAAAAAGAACGTGAAATTTACGAAAAGGTGTTTTTAATGAATAAACAAAATCTGCAAGGATTGACGAATGTACTTGATGTGATAAATGGAGTAAAAGACAAATTAGAAAATAAATAATTTTTGTTTTATTGCTTATAACGGTTGCAAATAAAACATCGTTTTAATGTGTTTTATTTGTTGTTATGTTTTAGTTAAAAATATTATATTATGGATAAAAAAGAAATTAGTAAAATATGTGAAGCTGAATTTGAAGTGTTTTCAACAGCTATTAGTAAAATGGGATTTGACCCACAAGGATTTTCTTTTATGATATTGTTTGATAAAAAAGCATTGAGTAGAAAAAAATTATTAGATAAGTTTAGTAATTTAACAGAAGAAGAAAAAATAGCTGTTGAAAATAGAATAAAGTTGTTTAGTTAATATTTTTAATTAAACATAACGTCTGATGATAAACAATCGTTTTAATGTTGTTTATCATTTGTTATAAGTAGTATTTTAACATTTATTTTATGGAAATATATCATAATGTCTTAAACTTAAAAAGATTAAAATCAATTTTGGATAATGGTTTTATTTTGAAGGATAATAGAATAATTGAACCCTGTGTTTATATGACTAGGGATTATTATTATTTAATGGATAGAGGTATAAGAATGGTTTTTGAATATGATAAATTGAAACACAATTATAAAGTAAAACCATTTTGTTTAAAAGGATGGAATTTATTAAATAATATTAAATTTATTCCTAAAAATGATGAAATGGAAGAACGTGTGTTAAATGATGTTGATGTTATGAAATGTTGTATTAGAATTGATATTGATAAGAATAAATTTAATGAAATTGATTTTAACCATCCATTGATAAACCACACACTTGATTTTAAGAAAAAGATAATAAAATAAATGTGTTAAGAAATATTACTTATAACTATAATATATACGCAATGGCATCTAAATAGTTAACTATCAACTTCTGGTAAGCAGACACTATAAGGTTTCAAACTCCAAAATAAATAATAGTAAAACATATAGCCCATCACCTCCTTATGAACTTAATCGACCCCCAAAAACCCACTTGTCGAGTGGTGCATTGTCAAAAAGATGATTATGATGTTTATATCGGTCGACCCTCTAAATGGGGTAACCCCTTTTCGCACATCCAAGATAAAAAAACCCGAGCTGAATTTCTAGTAAACTCTCGAAAGGAGGCAGTGGATGCCTATGAACAATGGATTTTACATGGGGGTGGGCAGCATTTACTCCAAGACTTAAAGGATTTACAAGGTAAAATTCTAGGCTGTTGGTGTGTCCCCAAAAGTTGCCATGGGGAAATTTTGGTTAAATTGGTTAATAACTTACCTAATCAAAACCTTTAATGTGTATCTGTATATAAGATAGAAAAAATGTCATTTCTAAAAATAACTATATGATTCAAGAATTATTTACCGAAAAGTACCGTCCTAAGAATCTCGACCAACTCATTCTACCCACACGTATCCGCAAGGCATTTGGTGAGGGTGAATTGCATCAAAACTTTTTACTCTACGGTTCGCCTGGGTTAGGTAAAACAAGTTCTGCTAAAGTGCTTGCTGCCAATTACCCGACTCTGTATATTAATGTGTCCGATGAGAGTTCGGTGGATGTTATCCGAGAAAAAATCACTAATTGGTGCTCAACCATTTCTTTGATGGATGGGGCGGAAAAATACAAAGTGGTTATTTTGGATGAGATTGATGGTGCTTCTGACCAGTTCAACAAGGCATTGAGGGCTACGATTGAAAAATTCGCCCACACCGCTCGGTTCGTTGCTACTTGTAACTATATTAACAAAGTCCCCGAGCCCGTCCAATCTCGTTTTAACTGCATCTCTTTCGATTTTATTTCTATCGAAGAGGAAAAGGAAGTGATGGTAGAGTTTATTAAAAGAACGTGGTCTATTCTAAAGGCGGCTGAAATTAAAATAGAAAAAGAGGCGGTGATTGAATTTGTTAAAAGGAACTTCCCCGATATGCGAACCATCCTTAATAAAGTTCAGAGTTTTGTAATTCAAGGCGTGACCGAAATTAAGGTGGAAGATATTAAAAAACTAAACTATTCATTTGCCGACATTTTTCAGAAGGTGTGTGGGGATAAAATCGACCCGACCGAAACCTATCAATTTCTAATGGTGAATTATGGCTCTAAGGTAGATGATGTATTGGCGGCTCTAGGCTCAGAGTTGCCCGAATATATTAGGGAAAACCATCCGAAATTTATCGCCAAAATTCCTCAAATTGTCATTAAGGCTGCTCATTATCAGTCACAGAGGACTCAAGTGATTGACCCAGCAATTTCTATGTTGGCTGCGGTGTATGAATGTCAAATGATTTTGTCTAATTAAAAAAGCTCATGAAGAAGTTTAATTTATTCGGGGAGGAAATCATAAGTAATGAGAGGTCTCCAAACGACCAAAAATATACGATGAAGATAGATGCCCCTATCTACGAACCCAAAAACGAACAACCCGATATATTTGATTTGTATCAAGATGATAAAACCAAAGCCTTAATTTATGATATAAATCAGTCCAATGTCACCCCCTCCGAAAAAAAATTCCTACTCAAAGCGGCACAAAGACACACTGTGTTTCATTACGAGAAAATAGCGGACTACTATGCTCACGCCACGCCCGAAATGCAAAGCTTGATGGAAAAAAGTGCCTTAGTCATTATTGATTTTAATGAGGCTATAGAATTGGGTTATGTAAAATTGTGTGAAGATATCAAAAAACAATACTTGGAAGATTATGAAGATTGACCATTCGGAAAATAAGGACTTTGCTGTTTTTATCCTTACGCACGGCAGACCCGATAATGTTTGGACTAAAAAAACTCTTGATAAGTGTGGGTATAAGGGCTTGTTGTATTTCGTCTTAGATGATGAAGACAAAACACTACCTCAGTATCAAAAAAATTTCGGGAAAGAAAATATCATTGTTTTTAACAAAAAGGAAATGGCAGACTCCGTGGATGAGGGTAATAATTTTGATGAGAGGAGAACCATAACCCACGCCCGAAATGCTTGTTTTAAAATCGCCGAAAAATTAGGCATAACTTATTTTCTACAACTAGATGATGATTACTATGAATTTATTTATAAATTCCTAGGGATTAAGGGGGCGAAAATGCCTAAAGATATTGACAAACTGTTTGACACGGTTATTTCTTTCTATAAAAAAACAAATTGCCTAAGCATAGCTTTCGCCCAAACGGGCGACTTCATTGGCGGGATAGATAACGGTAAGGGTACTTATCGATTCAGTAAGCGGAAGTGTATGAATAGCTTTTTTTGTAGTACGGAAAGACCTTTCCAATTTATCGGGGCAATGAATGAAGATGTGAACACGTACACTACTTTAGCCCATAGGGGCGAGTTATTCTTGACGATACCCGTATTTGCCATCAATCAAAAAGATAGCCAAACCCAAAAGGGTGGGATTACGGATATGTATTTAAAATATGGGACATATTGCAAAGCCTTCACAACAACTATGATGCACCCAAGTGGGGTTAAAGTTTCCATGATGCGAGCTAATAACCCAAGGTTACATCACTCCATTTCTTGGAATAATACCACCCCCATGATAATCAGCAAAAAATATCAAAAAACAAACTAATTTTTTATCAAACTTGCTAATAATTATTTATGAAAGACAAAATTTTGAAATGGGCACAAGATAGGGATTTACTAAAGCCCGAAAATAAACAGAAACAATTCATCAAGCTAATTGAAGAAGTGGGTGAGTTGGCACAAGGAATCGCCAAGAATGACCTCGAGCAGATTGTGGATAGTATTGGGGATGTCCAAGTGGTTTTGATTATATTATCTGCCCTATACGAGTTGGATAGTGAGGAGTGTTTACAAAAAGCCTACGAGGTGATTAAAAATAGAACTGGGCAGACTATAGACGGAATATTTATCAAAAACGAATAAATAATACAATATGAATCTGATATTTGACGGGCATCACTTTTTTTACAAAACCCTTTTTGCGTTTGGGGGGCAATCTAAATCCAAAAAGTTGCTCCAATCTAAAAAGGAACAAGAAATGTTTGTTCGCAAAGTGGCAACCGATGTTTCTCATGCCATTAGACATTTCGAACACCCCGATAAAGTAGTATTTACCTTAGATTCTCGGAGTTGGCGCAAAGAAATTCCGATGGGTTCGGGTGAAGTGGAATACAAAGGTGACCGTGTTAGGGATGAGGGGGTGCATTGGGATAACTTTTATCATTCTATTGAGGAGTTTGCTCAAATCATTCAAGAAAAAGGCTTCATTGTTTCTAAAGAAAAGGGGGCGGAGTGTGATGACTTGCTGTATCTTTGGTCAGAGCAATTTCTTCAAGATGGGGAAGATAGTGTTATCATCACGGGAGATGGGGATATGAAACAATGTGCCCAATACAACCATAAAAATTTTGTCGTGGTGTTTAACCCGAACTCCAAATCCAAAAAGTTAATCACACCTCAAGGATTTGGAGAATGGATTGCTTCCGCATCCTCTCACTTCGACCTTTTTGATGCCAATACTTTTATCAACACGAACAAAGATATCATCGTAAGTTTAATGTCCAAGATAGAGGTGGAGGAATTGAACACCCATAAATTTTTATTGGAAAAAATTATTTTGGGCGATGGTGGGGATTCGATACCCTCTATTTGGACTTGGAAAAAGGGCGAAAAAAAATATAGAGTGACCCAATCTAAAGCGGAAATGATATACGCCGACCTACCCTTGGGGATGCCGATTGGGGATTTACCTCTTTGTACGGGAACTATTGCCTTAGGTATTGAAAAATACTGCAAACAAACGGCGGACGTGCCCTTATTGGAGGAACACATCAAAAGAAATTTGCAATTGATATATTTGGATAAATCGGTCATTCCCGAAACCATACAACGGGATTTTCGAGCAACGTATCGAATTTTTGGAAGCCAACGTTTAAAAATAACTAAGTATGACCTCCAAACGTTATTGAGTGGTAGCAAATATTTATCCGAGCCCAAATCTTTTAGTTCGGATTTTTTCTCTAACTTTGAATAAAGACATCATATGGCAGATTTATTTGATTTTATCAATGACATGATTTCCAAACCCTCGGAATTCAAATCCGTAAGTCCTCACGAACGAGGGAAACATTTTTTTATGGTCAATCGCTTGTGTAGTATCCGCTACCCTATTCAAGCCGCATACATGAATCATTTAAAAATCAACCCATCGGAGGCGGTAACTTTTTGGCAATCCCTATTATCCTCTAAGTATAGCCAGACACCGAAATGGATGTATGTGAAAACCAAAAAGGAGAAAGACAAGAAAAAAGCCGTCCAACCCGTTGAGGATGCTATTATCCAAAAATGGTGTGAAGTGCATCAGTGGTCTCGTCGAGATTTTGATGATGCGGTTACTTTGCTCGGCGATAAGGTGTGGGATGAACTTGAAAATTTCAAATCCTTGATTGGGTAAAGATAAAGTGCGCCGTTTTAAAAAACACTTTATATTATGATAGAAACAATTATTATAACTGCTTGTTCAACTTTAGTTATGGTCGGATTGATAACTTCAATTGCGGTTGTATATTACAAATTGGGTAAACGGTTAACAAAGGAACATTTTAATAAGGAAGTTGAACACATTTATTCTCGTATAGATAATGTTTGTAGGGATATGTCTGAATCATCAAACGAACTTCGAAATGGTATATACCAAGAGTTGCATCACCGAGATGAAGACATCCACCATGTTAAAAAAATGATTGACTCTCGAGTTGATAAGACCAATGTTCGAATTGACAAGTTAATCAAAGCACTTGAAGAGAATGGAAACACTCTTAAAGTAACGGATATGAATATCTAATTTTCAAAAAAAATTCACGGCGCACCTAAAGCACACTCGTATGAGTGTGCTTTTTTCTTTTTGATATATAGATAAAAAGTCTATTCAGTGAGTTGTACTACTGTTCTAACAAATATTGGGGATTTTGCTAAAATCGTTCAGCAAAAACCCTACAAGTGGGTGACCAAAATGACGGGTTGGGAAGAAGACATCTCGGGCATAGGGGTGTTACGTCGAGAATTCCGATGGGGTATCACCAATCGAGTACGGGCTTCGTGGATGGACTTAACCGTGGAAAACCTAACGGCTATTTGTAATTTAGACCCGAATTTGGATTTGTATGTCGATTTTCGATACACGCTCATCGGGGGCGGACCGATAACCATTCATGACATCACCCTTTTATATGAACAGTCAGTGGATGCGGACGACCCGTACTATGGTTTCCGACCTATATTAACCGTTGCGGAAAAGGGTTCTATTACAAACCTATCCAAGCTTGAGAATTTTACGTTTCGACCATATCAAGTCAACCCAGCGGTTGTCCTATACAAAGATTTGAGCACCACCATTAACCGAATGTTTGGTCACGATGTGATGTATGCCCGTGCTGTGCCTATGGCTGTGGGGAAGGATGTGATTTTACACGAGTGGACATTGTATGATGTGGATGAGCCTTGTACAGTTAAAGTTATTGTTCCGAATAACGAGTTTCCCGACTCCAAAATTAATTTCAACCCCTTTGGGTTGGATTTTGAAGTGCCTTTTGAGGTACATATCGATAAAAATTATTTTGAGTCCATATGGGGTATTGGTATCGCTCCTCAGAAAAGAGATATTATTTACTTTCCCTTAACCAATCGTATCTATGAGATAGAAAGTTCGTACCTTTTTCGGGACTTTATGCAACAACCCGTATATTGGAAAGTTTCTCTGAAAAAATATGCACCCAAATCTAATCGTTACGAACCCCAAGAACTTCGGGGGCAGTTGGATACCATATCTTGGGATAGTATAGAGCGTTTCGGGGAAGAGGTTACCATGGAGGAAGAAAAAATCACCAAGCCCGAACAATACGACCCTAAAATAGGTAGTCGGAAATACGACCCAACTCGTTTGCGTATCAACGATGACTTGGTAATTGTGGATTCTCGGCTGATGAATTGGAGTAATATACTCTCGGAAAGCCAATATGATTTACGGTCTATTTTCAACCCAACCGATAACCCGATTGCCGTTCAGTATCGAGCAACTGTGGAGTTCTCGGAAGCCGACCAAAATGAATTGGGGGTTTGTGGTTGGTTTAAAGAGCTGAGTCCTAAATTAACGACCCCTAAAGATACCGTTAAGGGACAGTTGGTTTTGGGGACAGCGGGCACAACCACCACCCCTTTAAGTTTCACTATTACTCCTAATAGAAACTATCAACCCAACGCCCTACTGAAAATTACTCGCTTTAATGGTCTCTCTCTTTGGGGGGAATTTATCACCAAAACACCTATAGTGGGTGGATTCGTGATTACGATAGCGGTTCGCAACGAGGTGGTGCAATTTTTAAACACCTATTACCAAAATTGGGCTTCGGGTTCGGTAACGAGTGGATATATTGTGGAGGTTACGTACGAAACGGTAATGATGGACGGATACAACACCGAGGATAATTCGGGTTGGAAACTCTCTTTGTATGCGAGTCGTTATTTTCGTTACTTGAGCCAAACAGAGGATGTTGTTTTTATCCTACCGAACAATATTGTAGAAAATAATTGGTATGCTTATTATTTTAATATTAATAACTGTTTCCAACAAATTTCTTTAGATGTTTGGGTTCGTAAGTGGAATGAAACCTCCGCCACCCCCGAACTAACAACAGATTTGGAGAATATATACTCTAAAGCGGTACTCACTACTAATGTGAATCGTAGTGCCACGGGTGGGTATCAGTATAGATTGCCTGCGAGTAATATGGTGTATACTAATATTCGAGTTTTTTCCAAATCCGAAAACGACTTAAATAAACAAATCATAATTTTAAACCAAACTATTGTCCAAGATGCGCAGTATTCTATCATTATAGATAATGCAATTCAACGCCTCGAATTACCTTGGATTGGACAAACAAAATAATATTTTATGGCTAGAAAACCAAACCCCAAAAGGGTAGAAGTCCTAAACGAAAAGGACGATTTAGAAAAATTAATTAACGGTGATGATAATTTAGTCAGTTCTTTAAAATTAGCCGAGAGTATCCTACCCGAAAGACCCACGGTCGGGTTTCTGAACTATATGTCGGTGAAGGAGTTGGCGGACAACGAAGCCGAAAAAATTGTCGATTCCATTGCCGAGTTTTATTTAGATAGGGATATCATTGCCGAGGTCGCCTATATTCGAGAAAAAAATACGGTGGATAAGTTGACGGTATCGAGTTTGTTATTTCAAATGAAGACTGCCGAACACGCTATCATTAAATTATTAGAGGAGATAGATAATGGGGGTGTGCACCCAAGAGCCTTTGAGGTTTTATCTTCCCTCCAAAAAGCCAAAATGGATATTGTGAAGCACATGGCTCAATTTATGGTTATTATGGAAAATAACTATAAGTCCTTGAAAGAGGATTATCGTATCAAGAAAGCGGAAGGTCCTCAAGAATTAAAAAGCGGAGAGTATGAAGTGGAAGAAGCCGCTGGTAATCAAATTCGTGGAACTCGAAAATTGATTGAAACCCTTCGTCAAGCCATTCCCGAACATAAAGCAGAGGGGTCAATTAAAAAAGATATAGATAATGTCGAATAGAGGTAAAGTTTGGTCTTCCAAAAAAATACAAGAAGAAATCAATAAAATAGAACAAGGTCTGACGGCTGATTATGCCCCCTTTTGGGATGGTAAAATAGAGTACCGTGCGCCTGATATTGTTTTTGATTATACAGAAAGTGAACTACAAGAATTGGCTAAGTGTGCCGATGATGTAGCTTATTTTGGGGAGAATTATTGCTATTCCATGACGGATGAGGGTATTTCTCGAATTAAGCTTCGAGGTTATCAGAAAAAAATGTTACGGGATTTCCAAGACAACCGCTTCAACGTAATGGTCGCAAGTAGACAAATTGGAAAATGTTCTTCGTATTCTACTAAAATAAAAATAATGATTAAAAACCAAAATATCATGGAAATATCATTAGGCAATCTTTACTTTATGTTACTCCAAAAGGAACGAAAATTATCCCCATTTGAAAAATTAAAGTGGGGGCTTTGGAAATTTTATGACTGGCTAGGGTGATTTGTCAAAAAGCAAGGTGATGTTTTAAATATATACTATAAAAAATGGTATACACATGAATTGTTTAATTTGCGAAACAGAAGTCAGAGGCGCTGGTGTCAAATACTGCTCACCCATTTGCAAAGAGAAAGGTCAAGAGTTAAAAAAACAAAAGGCATTAATCGAAAAATCAAAAAACCTTAAAGGCACTGAGGGTATTGATTACATTACTTGTAAATGGTGTGAATGTCGAGTAAAGAGAATATATG